CTCATCAACAATAGGCTCTATGTCGTCCATGTACATAGAGCGGCCATCAGAAAGTAAAGCAACTTCTTTGGTGACTGGCTCTCGTACAAAGTATTCGCTTACTCTTACTGTTTGCTCTGAAAACCAAGAACCAACATCGTCAACACTATCTGTGTTAACCGGCTCTGTGCTCGCATCAGGGTATTTTGCCTTGAAATCATCCTTTAGCATTTGATCGTCAATGAAGCACCACATCATATCCGACTTATCAGGCTTTTTAGCTGAAGGGTCAATGATTACTGAAAATTGATTTTCAATACACTCAATAAGCAAGTCTTGCTCAAAGCTTTCGTCTGCTAAGTAGTCGCTTCTTACACGCAAATAACCAAAGGCACCTTCAACGGCGCTTTGAAATGCCATGTCATAAGCGTCTTCAGCATCACAATTGTATTCAATATTCTTAATTATTCCCTGAAGAGCTTCAGCAAGTTCGTATTCCTTGCTGCTTGATAAACTTTGTATTTTAAGTGTTGTCTCTTCGCCGGTTTCAGCGTCCGGCACCCGGGTAACGTCAGTTGCGTTGATCTTGATGGACGGCTTGTTTTGTAACTGGTCGCCAATTACTTGCTCTACAAACGTGGGCAAAACATTGTTAGTTAAGCAAGGGCGTTGCTCTAATTCACGCTCATTCTTTACTTGGTCTGGCCACTGATCGCCAGAAATGAACTTCAAGTCATCTTCAGCAAGCTCCCAGTTATCTTTCCAGTAGCTTGCCCCGTCTCGGGCGCGCTCACGGGCAACTTTCACCAAGGCATCATCAGAATTATCTTCTTTTGCTTTTTTAGGCTTGCTGTAAAGAGCGTCTACCTTTGATTTTTTCTTAGCCATGATTTTTGCCTTTGCAATTATTAGAGCAATACCGCTTGCCGCTCGCTGTGATTATCTTATCATTTGGACGTTTAACAGTCACTTTGCAGCCATCACAATTAAATTTAGTCTTCTTCATGCCGGTT